GACTTAAAATCCGCCGGGGGCAACCCCATGCCGGTTCGATCCCGGCTCCGGGCACCAAGGGCTTAGGGCGGATATCCACAGGTGAGCCAAAACACGGCTGTGCAGTTTTTGTGCATCGGTCACTCAGCGGGCCCAATCTTCCCCGCCTCCTTCTCAGCAAGGATGGCCGCGACTTCCCGCCGCAGCCTGTCCTGATGCCGGATCACCCATTGCTCCATGCCTGCCCTACCCGTCCACTGGGTCTCGCATTGGCGGGTCTTGTGTTGGCTGCGGTCTAGGTGACGATCCAGCACAACGTACCATTTCAGGTTGTCCACGCGCTGGCTGATCCGGGCGACACACTGCCCATCCAGGCAAATCGTGTCCGGGATCTGGGCATAGCTGGCGGCCTGGCGCCACTTGAAGTCGGAGGGCAATTCCATGCCGGGGAGGATACGCCTCCCCGTCTCAGGGTCTGCGATCAAAGGTCCGTGTTGTACTCAAGCCTTACGTTCATGTCAGTAGACACTGGCGTGTTAACACCGTCGCTGACCGTGCACCGCTTCACTGCGGTCAAGGCCGTGTTCTTCCCAACCGAGGCCGAGAAGGTCGGTGAAAAATTGTTTGCGCCAGGAGTTGGGATGGCAGTCGATCCCGACAGATGCGCCCAGGTGCATGTGTAGGAGCCGCTGCCCCCCGACGCGAACACCGTGCCAGAACCTGAAACTGTGAGGCTGGAGGGGGCTGGCTCATTGCGAAACTGCGACCCTATTGCGGCACTGTTGCTTACGGTCAAGCCGCCACCGCCGCCGCCCGCCCCCTGACCCAGGAAATGCGAGAACGAGATGGGTCCGCTGGTTGGAATGCCGGAGTTGCCTGCATTGTTGGGCACCCTTGGGCCGCCCCGGTAATAGTCTTGGAGGTTGAATGGAAGGGACCCACCATACTGCTGCCGGATCATCTCAGAGGAAATTGGGAATACAGACGGCAACGCCATTAGCCCCTCCCTGCCTTCTCAAGCTCCAGGACCCGGCGCGATAGCGCGATAAGACCTACCAGTGCGGCATTCCCATAGGCTACAGAAAGCTTGCCGTCAGGATCCGCCGATACCACCTCTGGCAGCGCCTTGCGCAGACTCTGCGCCGACACGCCAGCCTGCCTTTCGCCCGTATCAGTGCGCTCGTAGGTGCCAAACTTCACCGCAGCCAGCCGCTCAATCAGGTCACTAGGCAAGACCTCCCATCCAGTTTTGAAGCCCTCATCGGAGGTTGACGTGATGTTGCCAGTGACCGTGAGATTGCCAGCCGTGTCCAGCGTGAGCCTGTCGCCGATGCTGCCCGCGTTGACCCGCCATGAGTCTCCCGTGCCATACATCGTCCATTGGCGCCCAGATGTGCGGTCCTGAGCCAGAAAACCGGCATCACTGCCGTTGCTTAGAACCAGGGCGGATGTGGTCATGCGCCCTGCGGAGTTGATCGACACTTCACCCGTTGCAGCATCTCGACCATTCGGACGTAGGAAGACACTACCCGATCCGCTTGCGGCGACAACTGCTGCCGTGGAAGCCGACAACCAGTAGCCCGTCGAGCTAATGGCGTCACCACCCATATAGCGCCCGCCCGGGGATAGGACCCACACACCCGCCGAGATGCAACGGAACGCTAGAACATCTCCGGGGACGACGGCATAGTTAACGCCGCCAGGGAGCAGTATCCCGGAAGAATTGACGATTGTGAGGGAGCCTGAGAATCGAATTTCACGCCTGCAGCCGGGAAACCCAGTTCCAAGACTGTTGATCGTGGATGAACCCGTTACGCTGACAAACTCGCCATCTGCGGATGCGATATCCACCGTAGAGGCCGAGGCGATGGTGGCCGATGCGACAGCATTGGTCGACCTCACGATTGCCGCATGCGACCGCAGGTAGTTGTCGAGATTGTTGCCAATAGCCTCGGTGCCGGTCGGGAAATTGGAGCTAGCCAGTGTGGCAAGGTCGGCCATGCTGTTAGGTACGGGCATTTCGCCTCCAACAAAAAGGCCCCGTGAAGGGGCCTGGATAATGATAAAATCCGGCTGTCAACCCCTGTCCGAGGCGGGCATGCCAACTTGGCTACTAGCGCTGATCGTTAAGCCGCTGCTTTTCGTGGGGATCGCCTTTCTTTACTGGCTGGTCGCCATCAAGGGCAGCGAGTGGATTGGAAGGCTGATCCCTAGCAAGAAATGGCGCCGCATCCTCACGGAGCCCCGCTATGACTTCAATTGGAAGAACCCACGGCGAGAGCCGTACCCGACTCACCGCCCATCGCGGTTAGAACGCCCTGAATCGCGCGACGGTCGCTAGCACTGGCGCGGCGCAGCACTTCCTGCGCACGGGCTGGGTCGGTCAGGATTTCGACCAACTGACGGTTAACGCGGTCCCGGCCAGCACTGCCCAACATGCGGATCACGCCGGAACCTGGGATGCTCACGCCCAACTCTTGCACTGCGCCGATGATGTCGCCGTTCGTTGCCAGCTTCTGGAACGTATCCGAGCCACTGCCCCGCCCAGCTGTATCGGTGAACGCCTGACGGGCAAGGTCGTCGTTGACGTTGCCAATGGTGGCAAGGTCTGATGGCTGGAAGACATTCTTTGCGGATGCCTTGGTGAAACCGGTTGCGCTGGCGGCAATTTGATCCAAATTGCGGACACTCCTGCCGAAGGCGGCTGGGGTAAGGGCCTCCAAGTCCGTGTAGGCATCGTTCTGGCTTGCACTACTGCGCTTCAGTAGCTCCTGCCCAGCCTGCATCCGGTTGATCGGCTCAGATGCTGACCGGTAGGCGTCGAGGTACTGCGGGAAGCTCGGTGCCCGCTGCGACAGGTTCTGATCGATCATCTCCCGCATCTGGATCAGTTCCCGGCTCGCTGCACGGGCCGAAGCATCGTCACCGGCCACTCGGCCATTGAGCAGGTCACCGATGTACTTGCGGACGTTGTACAGGCCACCAACAGAGTCGCCCGTCTGATCCAGGGCGCGGGACACCGCATTGGTTGCGCTCTGTACGCTGGGGTTGCCTGCCCCGGATCGGGCAATCTCACGGATACCCTGCCGAAGCTGGCTCATGCCGCTGGACGCAGGCATCATCAAGGCGCTTGCCTGCTGGTTCCTCGCCAATGTATCTGCGCCCTCGGCAAAGGCCTGTTCTCGGAGGCTTTCCGTGGATGCGTTCCGGGCAGCCTCTGCCGCCGCAATGTCCGCCTCATCGCCGGCAAACCCACGGATGGCCCCAACACGCGCCGCATTGTTGCCACGGCGCAGGAGGTCAAACGGAGCGCCCTCCTTGGCTGCGACGGTACGCTGGAGCTGAGCGATGCCCGGGTCCAGAGTCTCCTCGGCCAGCGTGCGCTGGACGCCAGGCACCGCCGATGGGGCGCGGTTTGCGAGCGCGGAAGGATCGGCAGCAAAGCCACGCACAACCCGCGCAGCGGTCGCCTCGGCGCCCTTCTGGGTGAACGGGGCGGTGACGCCACGCACTGCCCGCAATGCGCCTCCAGCAGCCGCAGGCACAGCCGCACCGATAAGGCCGCCAGCACCGCCGAGGCCAGTGTTAACTGCTCGATCCCCCTCGCTGGTAGCGGGCTGGACGTAACCCAGTAGACCGCCCTGAATCGCATTGCCGCGAACGGTCGTGGGGAGCAACGTGGCAGCTGCGCCGGAGCCGCGTGCAGCCAGGCCGGGGCCAACCACCTGAGCCAGAACGCCAGCAGTGTTCCCAAGGAATCCAGCTGGCGTAGAGGTCAGGTCTTCATCGATGGCGCGGCGCTCAGATGCCAGATTCTGCAGGTATCGCTGCGGCGAACGCCACGCGTCGTTAACGCTCTGGATGCCGCGACGAAACCCATCGTTGCCGACCCCGCTATTGATGATCGCGTCACCGATTCCCGTAACTCGGGTGCCCTGGTCTACAGTTGCCTGAGCCACGCCGGTGACCGTATCGACCAGCGACTTGCCAACACCAGCGCGGAAACGGTCAAACGAACTCATGCCATCCGTGGCACGAGGGCGAGGCTCCATCTTCGAGGCAGCCTTCGGCTGGCGCTGTGCCGCGATAGCCTGGGCCAATGCGCGGGCATCTTCCGTGTTGCCAGCCGCATCGGCTGCTACAAGCGCACGTTCCAGTTCAGCGAGGGTCGCCATTTAGCGGGCTCCGTATTTCTTCAAAAGGGAATCAATCTGGCTATTGCTGCCTGCACCCTGCGGAGGTGCAATAGCGCCGCCCGCTGCCGAACGCATCGCCTGCTCAACCACTGCACGGTTCCGTGCCTTCTGGGCGATAACTTCCGGAGAATCCCCAAGCACGGGGAAGTAGTTCTTGTACTCGTCGTCCGCTTCCTTGACGCCGATTGCAGCACCGGATTCCTTACGCAGGTTGGCGCGGATCCAGTTCATGGCAGCCTGCTGGTACTGCTGACCCTTCGCAGTGGTGGCCGCGCGGCCAATGGGAGCAATGGCACCGCCAACCAGCGGGATGTTGTCGATGCCAGCGCCAACACGATCACGTAGATTGTTGGGGTCATATCCAGCATCGGTGAGGGCATTCAGCTCCTGCGTAGAATTCACCATGCGCTGGTAGAAGCCAGCCGCATTGCGCTCGCCCTCAGTGGTCTTGCCAGCCGGGATGTACGTCGTAGTGCCATCCCCGTTGTCGATGACCTGACCAGCCCCACCGGCCGGAGTGTCACGCGGCTTGTTAACGATCTGAATCTGCCCGGTCGGCCCAACCTGTGCCACGGTGCCCTGCGGTAGGCCGATGGCCGCCACGTCCTGCGCCGAAAGGGTGCGATAGCTCTCTCGCTGTGAATCAGCCTTGGGAGGACGGCGGCCAATCTGCGGGGTGCCCTGCCCGCCCTGAGTGCGGCCCAGCACCTTCGGGACATAGGCGCGGGTCTCTGCCGGAGCATTGGCAAGCACCGCGTCCACGTTGCCGCCGTGCGTCTGCATAGCGCGGTCCACGTTGCCCGGACCCCAGTTGTATGCGGCCAGAGCCAAGCGCGGGTCGCCGTACTGGCGGAGCATTGCCTGCAGGTAATCCTTCCCCACGCGCTCCATCTCAGCCGGAGACTGATCGCGAGCAGCCGTCACGCCATAGCCCGGATCGCGGAGAGTGCCGGGCATCGTCTGCATGGTGCCCATGGCGCCTTTGGCCGACACGGCGGCCGGATTCCCACCGGACTCAACCTGCATCACGGCCTGCTCAAGGCCCGGCAGCATATCTGCGCCCAGCAAGCCAGCCCTCGGGGTCTGCGGCTGCGTTGCATCCGGCGCCAGAAGGCCGCCGCTGATTGGGTTGCCCTGCAGATCACGAATCTCGCGGGTGTCCTTGTTAACCCACACGTCCAGCAGACCACCGGGCGTACCGTCGCCAACCTGCTGGAGCTGCCAATCGTTTTGCGGCTTCGGTGTCACATCCTTGCGGAATGCTGCTGCGCCAACCGGGTCAACGGCGGCCCACTTGCCCCACGCCTCCTGATTCAGGCTGCCATCTGCGTTGAGCGCGCCCTGCTGTGCGGCCTCAATGGCTGCGTTACGCTCCATGCCCTGACGGGTGCGCCCGAGAATCTCGTTCTTGTACCGAGCGTTCTCGGCATCGGCCACGCCCTGGTTCGCGGACAAGAGGCCACTCTGGATGCCGTTAGCCAGTGCTCCGCCGAAGCTGCCACCCGATGGCTTCAGTAGCCCGAGGCCAAGGGACAGGAGGCTCTGACGACCAATAGCGTTCCGGTCGGCCTCGCCAAGGCTGTTTGCCTGCGGGATGAACCGGCCAAGCAATCCGCCATAGTTGATCGCCATCAGCCATTCCCCCACAGAGAGGCCAGGATTGCCGCATAACCGGCTGCGTTCTGGCCTGCACTGGTGTAGTTCGGGTTGTCCCCGGTTGTCGTGTTGGAGCTGGAGCCGCCACGGATCGAGTTAAGCGCGTTGGTCAGGATGGCATTGTTGTTCTTGTCCCAGTCTCGCCACTCGTTGAACTGGGCGCGGTCATCATCGATGGCCTGCTGGTTCAGTAGCTGCTGCATCGAGCCCTGCTTAAGGAGCTGGTTGGAGTCGTTGTAGCCCATCTGCTGCAGCTGCGGCAGGAAGCCCAAAGCCGACTGGCGGAACTGCTGATCCTGGTTGTAGAGCGAGGAATTGCGGTTTAGCGCCGACTCGGCGAGCTGTGCCTGACGGTCATAGTCCGCATTGCGGTACTGGTAGTTCGTGTCGCTCAGCTGCTGTGCGAGGTTCTGCTGGCCCTGCGATAGCGCCTGCTGCATGGCCGAGCCGCCGTAGGCGCCGCCAGAGTTGAATTGAGCCAGTTGCGTCGGCAGCGTCGAGTCCGTGTAGCGCTGGGTGATGTCCCGGCCAGCTGCATCGATCATGTTGCCCAAGTACGGGTTTTCGCCCGCGTACTGGTTCTGCTGGCCGATGTACGGGTTGGCGTACTGGCCGCCGATCACGCGGTTAACGTAGTCGTTGGCGTTGGCCTGCGTCTGACCGTTCTGCGCGGCGTTCGCACGGTTCATCGTGAACGCGTCTTCCTGGTCCTGCGAGAACCCCGCGACTGTGGGGCCGCCATAGCCCACGTAGGGGCGCTGCGACAGCTTCCCAGCCTGGTTCAGCGCCTGCTGGAAGTAGCCGGTCGCCCAGGCTGGCGGGTCGTTCGTGCTGACAGTGGTGTTGGTGGTTTTCTTCTTACCGGAACTCATGCCAGCGGCACCTCATAGGTGGCGGAAACGAGCTTGAATCGCTTGGCCCAGCCTTTGCGGGGGGATTCAAGAGTCAGTTTTGGCGCCCCGAGCTGCTGGGCGATCTGTTTGATGGCGGACAGGCCGTAGTCGAAGGATTCGTCCGTGCCGGAGATGGCGTTCTCGGCGATCCAGATGTGCAGGCACCGCTCCTTACTGAATTCCTCCGCAGGCTGCGTGAGGATGAACAGCGAGCGGTACTCGCCGCGCTCGTAGACGAGATGCGCGATGGCCGAGGAGGTCGCCAGCTGGAGGTACACGTCCTCCTTGATCCAATCAGGGGTCGTGGCCTCAATCACCGAATCCAAGGCAGCCGAAACCACCGGCCAGTGAGCGCGGAGCTCAGCCGGTTTCACGATCACTAGTTCCATCAAGCCCCCGTCAGGTATCGGCATTGCACCCATGTGCCGGGAGCACCTGCAGCTACGCAGCGCCAGCCATGGATGATGTATTTGCTGCCAGCAGAGCCAAGCTCGGCCGGGGCGCTGTTGAGGATGAAATCCCCAAGGTTGTAGTTGACCGCGCTGCCCGTTGGGGCGGCCGTCGCAGCATTCGTCACTGCGACGACCTGCCCCTCAGAGAGCTGGTTGAGCTGGGTTATAGCCCCTCGCCACTCACCCGCCAGGTGGCGAATCAACTGCACAAGATCAGCGGGCAGGCGAAGCTCGGTGTTAACTCTCACTCTGCCGTCTCCCCATTGATCGCCAGCGAGAATCCGTTGATCGCCATACGGCCGGGGAAATCGAGCCGGAAGCTGTGCCAGTGTGAGGACTGTCGGAAATCGAACCGATTGCGCTGCATTGGAACCGTAACCCCCTGAATCCGGCTTGCGCCAAGATCCTCGCGGTAGAAGTTCGTCATCTGCGCAGTTGCCGGCAGCGTCCTGAATCTCGGCTTGAACCGGTTGACGAACACATAGCTATCCATGTCGCCGACATCGCCGGTCATCAGCCAGGATGGCCCCGGCTCCCCGGTGATTGTCTTCAGCACGCCGCCCTGAATCACGGCCGGAGCCATCGAGTCAGCCAGCCAGAAACTGGAGTCATAGGCGATGTTCGGCAGGTCATCGTAGGTGGAATAGAGCGTGCCCAGCCCGTCATAGGTGATCTGGCCGCTTGAGTACAGAAGTGCAGCCTCTACCCCGATTGCCTGCTTACCCCACTGGTTCGTGCGGTAGTTGTAGATGATGCAGGCGTCCAGCTCGCCGGAACTGGCAACGCTGGGGTAGTACCAATACACAAGGTCGCGCGGGATGTCGGCCACGCCGAAAATCCGCTCCTTGTACTGCTGATTGAGGTTGGCAAAGAACCACTCTCGGACCGGAGTAGCCGGGCTGTTAAACGTCGCGCCACCAATGGGCCGAGGCACGGTGCCGTCATAGACGTAGAAGTCAGATGGACCGATGAAGAACTGCTGCGTGCCCACGACCACAACCGACTCATTGCCCGAGCAGCCGATGTCGCCCGGCACACGGTCCCACTGCCACACCAGCGGAGGGCCAACGTAGCGCCCCAGGTACATTGACGTGTCCTTGTAGGCCACGATGTCGCTACCCAGCGCAGCCCCTGCCTTGATGGCGCCAGGAGAGTCCAGCAGGCGGCCATAAGCACATTGAGTGGCTGCAGCGGCCGTCCACGTTGCCTGATTCCGGATGCCCGAGCAGTGCCAGCCATCGGGCGCGTCGCCGTATTGGGCCTGCGACACGTTAAGGGCCATGACAAAGCCAGCGGCCGTCACAATGATGGACGCAGCCGGGGAGGTCGCAATGTCGGTGAACGCCGAGCCCGGAACTGCCTGCCCAATCACCTCAGTTCGGTTGCATGCCAGCACATTGTTGCCGAACACGGCCCAGCGCATCCGATTGGTGCCTGAGTAGCCGCCAGCACGCGATCGGTCCACCCACGCACCACCAGACGCCTCCTCAATTCGCGGACCATCGGCCACAAGGACGCGTTTGGTCCCGTCCAGCAGCTGCGCAATGAAGGCGCTATTCGCCGGAGAGGCGAGAGCTGGATAGTTGGCGCTGACCAGAGAGTTGGCCGCAGCCAGCCCAAAGGTGGTTGGAATGATCGAGTTGCAATCGGTCAGGATGCCGGGGGTTTCCGGGTCGAGGTCCGGCGCAAAGCCGATCAGCTGTGCGCGCATCAGGGTGTGGCTCCCTTCAGGGTTTGGGATGGCGCATTGCCATACCGTTCGTAGTCGTCGCCGGATACGAGCCGGTCAAGAATCGCCTTGTACTGGGTAGCCCACAGAACCGTGCGCTCGTCGTCGCGGGTGTATGGGGACGCTTCAACCAGTGCGGCATACAGGTAGATGCCAGGCTCCTCAGTGAGAAGCCACGTCTGCTGGTTAGAGGCGCTGAGCGACGGAACCTTAGTCCAGTACACCAGCGAGTACGGGATGTCCCGCTGCCCACCGGCAAGCTCAATGCTGCCATTAACAACCGTGTAGCCCAATGGCAAACCGCTGCCTATGGGATAAACCGGCTCGTTCACTTCGGTCAGAGGGAAAATCTCGTACTGGCCGCCCGCAAACGTCACCTTCAGTGACAGCGTGCCGGTGTAGTCGTCCGGAATCGGAATCAGGCCTGCAGTGGCTGTACCGGCAACTCGTGCCTGCATGCGGCGAACCCGCAGATCACGATTGATACGGGATTCGGCCAGCTGGATGAAGTCTGGGATAACCGAGGTGAGGTCAGCACGCGCCAGCCAGTTGGCCACCGACGCCTGCAGGGTCGCATAGTCAACAATCGCCATTAGACGCGCCCCTTCCAGATGCGGAACCCGGACAGATCCGGGTCATTGAGGATTGCCCGGATGTGCTTCTCGTCCACCATGAACTCATGGAAGGAGATGCCAGTGCGGGCGATGTAGTTCTCGATTACGGCCTTGGGAATCTTGGCCGCGTGCTTCATTTCGGACGATCCGACCTCACCCGCGTTACGGAGCCGGGTCACGTGGTCAAGGATTGGGGCCACGTCCTGCGAGCGGCGCTCAATCAGGTCATCGCCATCAAGGCGCAGGCCGGTAGTGATGAGGTCCATTAGGTCACCGTGATCGCGGCTGATACGCCAGGGAGTCGCTGCGGCACAGTTGCCGTCAGGGTTACTTGCCCCGCCCCGGTAATGGACAGGCCAACAAACGTGGCAATCCCCGCTACGGCAAGGACTGTCGTGGTGCCGTTGAGTGAGCCGCTGGAGACTGAAAGGGTCACTGGGCCGGTGTAAGTGAGGTCAATCGCACCAACGGAGTTAAGAACCTGCACAATTGGCTGGGTGACCATCACGACACCCGAAACGGCCACTGACACCAGGTTCGTAATAGCTGCCGATCCCTGCCAGCACCACATGCGCCCGTCCATCTGGCAGAACGTGACTGTCAGCGCCAAGGCCGTCATTCAGTACACCGCCACGAGACCGGTCGCGGTCGTATTGGTGGCGCGCACCTGAAGGACGCGGAACGGCAGCATGGTGCCAGCCAATACAGCCACGGTCAGGACCGGGCCAGAGCCTGCTGGCAGCACGGAAATGTTGCCAGCGCCGCCGCAGTACACGGCCGTGGCTTGCGAGAACGTATCCACGTCCGAGGGCGTAATCGCCAGCGCGTTGTCCGGCAGCGTTGGGCACTGAGGGCTAACGGTCGTGGGGTTATCGAGGTTGATCTTTGCCAAGGGGTTCTCCCAAAGAAAAGGGGCGCCCCGAAGGACGCCCCAATTGGCTTGCTAATCGATCAGGTCAGATCGCGGATCTGCGCGTGGGCGTCCTTGTTGTCCATCTGCAGGCCGTACTCCCAGGTAATCAGCATCTTCTCGGCATCGCCCGTCTTTGCCAGCGGCTTGCGCTCGACGTTACGCAGGGTCTTGAACGAGACATGCTCCAGGTCGACCAGGTACGCAGCAGCATCCTGGAAACGATCCGGGACGATCTTTAGGGCGCCGAAGTCGGTCACATACACGTCGAACGCAGCGTGCAGCTTGCCGCTGTCAGCGTCTTCGTAGCGGGTGGCGTTACCAGCAAAGGACGATGCGATCACCTTGTCGGACGGACGGACCAGCAGCATGGTCGGCGCACCGCCAGCTACATATGCCGTCTGCATCGCCGACTTCACCAGCGCTTCGGAGAAGGCGCGAGGCGTACCAGCAACAGCGGCGGTGTTGGTGGACGGGACGGGGAACACACCGGCACCGGCGCCCACCGAGCCCTGGGTGATCCAGCCAGCCAGACCACGGGTCTGACGAGCGGTGCCCACGGCGCCAGCGTTAAAGGTGCCGTTCTGGATCAGAGCGGTTTCAGCGTCGCGCTTCAGCTCGGAGAGCTTCTTCTTGGTCTGCCACGCAATTTCGGACTTGCGGCCAGCCTTGTCCACGATCTCCTCGGTATCCGAGATCACGAAGTTCTTGGTGCTGATCTGCGCGTAGTTGCCCCAGCGCGTGGTCGGGGTCACGGCAGTGAAGGACGCCACGTCGTCGCCTTCCAGCTGCGCGTTGTTGGCCGCAGCCGCCAGTGCATCGGTCTGCCATTCGAAGTAGCGGGCCGAGGCCTTGGACTTCTTCAGGGCCGAGTAGAACGGGGTATCGGTCGGCGAAATGATGTCGATGACATCGGAGAGGTCTTCACGCTGGCCGATAGCGGCGTAGGTTGTGAAGGTGTTTGCAACAATTGCCATGGATCAGGTTCCTTTGAGCATGAGCGCGCGATGCACGTCATCGGGCTTGCCAGAGCGCTTGGCCTTGGCAAGTGCCTCCTGGTACGTGGAGCGCTGCGTATCGGTTTGAGGTTTAGGCGCGCCCGGAGTCAGCGCCTTGCGCGGCTCGGGCTTCGCTTGCTTGGCCTTGGCGGCCTGGAGTTGGGACTGGTGCTGATCCCAGAGCGCGGCCTTGCGGCCGATCAGCAGTGCGCGGTGATCGAACAGTTCAGACAGGTCGCTCTCGCTGTACCCGGCGCTCAGCAGGGTCTGCGCGATCAGCTTCTGTTCGGCCGTAGCCACTGCCGGGTCTTTCCACTCGGGCAGCTTTTCCTGCAGCAACTTGCGCTCACCGTGACGCCATTCCTGCTGCTCTCGCTGCTCGTCTGCCTGCTGGGCATGACCGAGCTGTTCGCGCTGCTGGACGGCTTGCTGGTAAACGCTGACGCGCTGCTGGAACTCGGCATTGCGGGCCACCCACTCAGCGGGGTCGGTCCGTGCCAACTCAACAAGTGCCTCCTGGTCTCCGATAAGCTGCTTGTGCATTAGGGACAGCGATACATCGAGCTGGTTGGCGTAGTGACTACGCTCCGCCCGGATCTGTTCCGCTTGTTCCTGTGCCGCCCGCCTGGCTTCCGCGACTTCGGCAGTCTTGCGTCGGTAGTCCGCATCAAGCATCTGATTGCGGTACACCTCGGGGAGCTGGGACTTCTTGAGCGTTACGGTCTTGCCGTCCAGCTCAAAGCTCAGCTCCTCGTCTTGTGGCGATTCGGCCTCCTCTTCTACTTCCGGATCAGGCTGTGCGGGATCGCCGCTCTCTTCCGCCTGTTCCGGCTGCTCTTCTTCCTCTTCGGAGGCCTCTGACTCGCCCTTTGCCAGCAGGGCGGCCATCACAGCGTCATCGTTGGAGACTTCGCCGTTGTCATTGGCGAGTTCCTGATTCTCAGGTTGACTCATTTGTGTTTTCCCATAAAAAAAGCCCCCTTTCGGAGGCTTTGGTGATCCATCTGCGGGCGGGTTAACCGATCAAGGTTCCCGTGCACAGCAGGACAGTGAATTTGTCGCCCCGAACCACCGGGCAACCGAACGATGGCCTCACGTAGACGGCCGGGAACTGGTCAAACGGAACGGTGATGCGACCGAACATGCCGTGTTCGGCTTCTATCTGTTGAAGTAGCTGCTCAACGTCTGCCCAGCGCGCTGGGCCAGCGTGGCTTTCGCCATGACTCCGGTCTCCAGCACCGATGTCAGGTGCGCCCTCGCCTTGTGCAGGCACTTGAGCGTCAGGAACAACTTTTCGCGGCCTTCCGCGTCTCTTGCCGGGCTGCTCTGCCATTGGTTGATCAACTCCTGTTCCACGATCTCGAACGCCTCGACCAGCAACGGGTCGGTCAGCAGCTGGTTGGCGCGCTCGCCGCGTGCAATCTCAAACTCGGCCTTGTCGTTCACGGCTGCACCTCCCGCGCAATCTCCTCATCCGCTGCCGCAGTAGCCGCGTTGCTGGTTTTGGTGCTTGCCGAGATGTTCGCCTTCTGGATCTGCGTGGCAGAGTCGAGCTCGGCCTTCCAGCGCCGGAACTCCATTTCCTGAAGGCGCCCTTCGTTCTCGTACTGCAATTTGAGTGCAGCCAAATCGGCCTCGTTCTGGATCCGCAAGCGCTGAATTGCGGCCTCATTCTGGCGATCAAGCTCGTTGCGCTCTGCCTCCATGCGGGTCTCAAGCGCCGCCTGGTTTGCCTGCGCCTCCTGACGCATGCGCTCGACCTCAATATCGATTTGGCCCTTGGTCTGAGCCAATTGCATCTGCCCCTGCAGCTTCATCTGCTCAAGCATCACCTCGGGCGGCGGGCCTTCCGGTTGCGGCGGCTGAGGCTGGCTGAAATAGCGTTCCGGCTCGTGGTAGCCCATGGCCTTCACGAGGTCCGTTGCGGTGTTCAGCAGGTTCTCCGGGGTGACAATGCCCACCTCCATCAACCGGCCCTGCGCCTCACCGAGCATCGTCAGGTTGGCGATCTGCTGGCGCTTCTCGGTAGTGCCCACACCCACGTTCACCCGCAAGTGGAAGCCGTTCTTCCACTCACGCGGGTTGACCTCCAGCCAGCGGCCATTGATCTGGATCTGCGCCGGACGGTCCTGATACTGCGTGACTTCCTTCAGGACGAGCCTGTAGATGCGTTTGACGAGCGTTTCGGCCAGTACACGGGCGATCAGTCGGATCCGCTGGGCACCGCTGTTCATGAGCGCCTGGACGCCCTCGGAGCCGACATTGCTCTTGCTCAGGCTGTCGGCGGTCATCGCCGAATTGGCCTCAGTGACGCCGGTTCGGGTGTCGCGCACCTGGTCGATGGCCTGCATGACTGCAAGGCCTGCCTCCGCCACGAAGGGGACGGTGACCTCACGCATGGCGTTGGCTGACTTGACTCGAACAATGCCACCCGGGCGCGGGTTGAGCAGGTCGTCCAGATTGACCTGACCTTCCAGCACTTCGGTGCGGGGGTTGTTGGACAGGTAGACGTTATCCAGCACCTGACGGCTAAGGGCGGTCTTGATGCGCTGCAGGTCCTCAACCAGGTCGTACAGACCCAAGCCGACGACCTTGTAAGGCATCAGGATGGGCGTACCCAGCGCGAAGGGGTGATCGTCGGTCACCTCGTTCTCATGGATGTACGTACCGGCCTTGACCACACGGCGCAGCTCGGCAATCCCGTCGTCGTTGGTATCGACGCGGATATAGGCCTCGGTGACGATGATCTTCTGCTGACTCTTATCGCCCTCGTCAGCGTTGAAGTCCCAGCTGCCGTCATAGTCGTGGCGGGCCAGCTCGTCGCCCTCGTAGCGATAGGCGCGGCCACGGGGCAGCTTGTTAACCTCGTCCCTCGGCCAGCCCTCGGAGATCAGGTCAGACGCGGTGCGCTCGACCTCATGGGCCACGAACTCGGCCGATTCCAGGGTACGGGCATCCTTGTTAACGCGGAACTCTTCTGGCGGAACACCCTCAACGCGGAACTTGACCTTCTCGGCCTTGCGCTTTGCGACCACCTCAAACTCGACGGCCAGTTCGGGCGGCATGCCCTCGACCATGCCAGCGGGCGGCTGCTCGCCGTACGGGATGACCTCGACCACCTCGATGTCAGGGTCGTTCTGCAGCGCCTGGACCTCAGCGATGGACAGACCCTCGTAGCGCTCCTCCTCCTCCTCCCAAGACTTGTCGCACCACACCTTGACCACGCCCATGCGGGCGATCAGGGCTTGCTTGATGGCGTCATGGAAGGTGATGAAGCCCTCGTTCTCCTCGTAGATCACGTGGTTGACGTAGGAGGTGGCATCTTCGGCCGACTGCTCGTCACCCGGACGGCGCGGCTTGAACGTCACCACGTCATCGGCGCCAGTCAGCGCCTCCATGATCCCTGGCATCGCCCACTCGACCGTATCCATCAGGTCTTTGGAAACGACCCGCGAGCGGCCATCTACAGTCGGCGGGGCCAGCTCACCCTTGGCCTCGCCAAGGTAAAACTCCATCGCCCGCTCACGCTGCTGCGAAAACAGGCTATCGGCGCCAATGCCGTTGTCGCACTGACGGTCAATCAGCGCGCACAGTTCAGAATCACGCATCAGGCGGTTCCCAAGTTCGGATAGGACAGCTCACGGCTGTAGGAGCTGTCTTGGACAGGCTCGGAGAACGTCAGCGCTACGGCATCCCAGCCGTCAGGGCTGCGGACACCTCGGCGACGCATGTCTTCTTTCTTCTCAAGCTGAAGGCGGCTACGGCTGTCGTACTTGTAGCCAGGGCCGCATGCCTCAGCTTGCAGTCCGTCCTCGTCAGGGATGTCGGCGCCCGCCACGTCTTCCAACCACTCGCGCGACTTCATCCATATCTCAGAGCGGCGATTGAGCGGGCCGGGGATCTCGGTTCCGTCGTTAGCGAGCTTGGGCGGCTCAAGAGGCGCCGAGCCGAAGTTGACGGCCCTCACGATCTCGCCGTAGCCCATTTCCTTCAGGCGGTCGTAGATTCCAGCACCCAAGCCGCCAACGTCGATAAACATCCGAGCGGGCTTCTCGGCCTCAATTACCTGCTTTGCCCAGCCCGCCACCTGCATCGTGTCCAGCTTGTGCCGGCGCTCAACCTGCAACACCTTGCGCCCCCGGCGTCGCGCCATAGCGGACCCGTCATCACCAAAGCGCGAGGGATCCAGGCCGATCACCAAGGGGCCGGAAGGTTCATGTGCAGCCTTGCGGGCCCGCACCACCAACTCCGGCTTGATGTAGCTGTCGTGCCCCGACATCTGGAATGCCTCGGCAGCGGTGGCCGGGTATTCCTGCTTAAATAGGTTGGCATCCTTTAACTCAATGATCTTGGCGCGGCGCCAAGCCATCTGCTGGTCATCCAGCTCATATGCGTCCTTGTAGTCACGCTCCTCCTCGCTGAGCGTGAACCCATCTGGCACAGCCTTCCGATACTCGTCCTGCCAATACCAGGGCACGAACACTGCGATGTAGTCGCCCTCGCCAGCCTCTGCGGCCTGCCACATGACGTGGAACAGGTTGCCCACGCCGTTAGCCGTGGTCTCAAGGATGATCTCCGTACCCTCTTCGTCGGGTACAGCCTGCAGCACGCCCGCCGCGTGCGTTTCGGCGTGCGGCCAGAAGGCCACCTCAGACCCATGGAATAGCTGGATCGTGCTAGAGCGACCCACGCCCTTGGTGCCTGCTGTGCCAACCTTGTAGCCACTGTCCAGACCCGAGAATGCCAGCTCTTTAGCGTTCGCCGCACTGGTCACTGGGCGCACAAATTGGGGGCAATGCTCGTGATACCTGTTCACCATCTCAAACAGGTTCTGCGTCGCTTGATCCTCGTGAGTGAGGATGAAGGTCTTTACGCCACGACTGAAGGTGGTTCGGTGATAGAACCGCGCGCCAACGTACGTCGAGCAGCCCTGCTGGCGTCCTTTTAGGAGTAGCGCCCTAACCCTTCCAGTCTTGGCCCGCTGAGCCTCTAGCTGGGTGTGAATGTGACGCTGAGCCTTGTTGAGATCGAACCGCTCCACCTTGCCGCTCTTGGTGCGGATACTCATGCAGTTACGAGCGTAGAAATCGAAGTCGTCCCGGAGCCTCAGCCGCGTCTCACTTGAGTCCGCGCAGCCACTGCTCATGGGTTTGTTCCTCTGTGGACACATGCCCCTCAACTCGGGACAACTTCGGAGCCGCAAACTCCGCCAGCTTTACAAGCAGATCGAGCGCCTTCCCAGGATCTGGCTTGGCGTTATCGCTGCCATCGCCGTCCGCCACCTCGGCCAGCCAGCGACGAACGTTGTCTGCGTTATCTTCAAGCAGCTGACGGACCGTCTCTCGGAACTCAGCACTCACTTTGTTGGAGACGCCCTTCTGGCGACCGCCAGTCTTGGGCAGCCCCTTCGGACGTCCTGCCATTTCTAGTTGCCTCTAGTTCAGATTCACGGAGCCGGATTGCCCCAGTTCGCATCAAGCCAGTAGGTCAGCGCGGCGAAGGTCTCAAACACCACGCACTGCTCCGGCAAGGTGTTCTTCTCGGGGCCAACACTCCAGCCGTTCTGGGTCTTCGTCAGGACGATCTGCTTACCATTGAGCCAAGTCGGCATTGCCTCTCCTTAGTTGATGTTCAAACCACGTCGATTGATCTTTTCCAGGAACGAGCCGCGAGCGCCGCCCGGACCCATGCCACTGCTTGGGCTGAAGCTGCCTGTCTGCATTGCTCGATTGGCACCAGCGCTACCGCCACGCCCTGCGCCACCACTGGCAGCGTTTGCGCCTGGCGAGTAGTTGCCGAAGTTGAGGTTCGATCCCTGCCCCTCTTGGATGCCCTGGCCCCACGTGCTTGCCGGCGACCAGTTGCCGGGAACGCTTGCCATCCCATTACCAAACTGGGAGTTGCCGAAGTTGTTAACCGATCCCTGACCCTGCAGGTGGCCGGCCCATGTGCCGCCTGGTGACTGGGATGGAAAGCCCAGGTTCTGCGCGGATGGGAGCGTGATCGCGCTTGGCACACCAGCAACAGGAGCGGCCACAGGTGCCTGAACTGGATTTCCAGTGTGGTCAATCACATATCCGGCCCCTCTACGGACGAGTGCGCCCGCTGCAGGGCCGAAGAATGCACTCGCGCCCAGCCCAGCAATAGCTCCAGCGATGCCTTTACCAATGTTGCTGTACTGCCCGGTATCCCTGTTGTAGTTCGTGCCCGGCAGGATGCGGTCAACCACGCGCCCGAAGAAGTTCCGAGCGCCGCTAGGCTTATCAGCCATCTCTATCCCTCAGTTGAGCCGCGCTGTGTCGGCCTGCTTGTCGCAAATGTCTGCCGCCTGCCGCAGCAACTGGGCTACCGCGCTCATCGGGACCTTGCGGAAGATGACGTGCACGTTGCCCTCATCGACCAGGCGCAAGGCCACGCCAAATGAACCGCCGTCTTGGCACTCGTCCACGAACTCGACGCCCTTGGCGTCCATCTTGTTCATCGGTGCTTGTCCAGACAGTCGGCGGTAGCCGCTCTCTTATTCTCGCTATCGGTGAACGCCCACACAGCCCCCACGTACAGGGCGCGCCAGATGCGCCAGTCCGTCGTGTTCTCAGGGGGCGGGGGCTCCATCGCAGGACTTCTCTCCCCGCACCCGGCAGGCGGCACGTAGGGCTGCTTTGTGTGCCTGCTCAGCAACCCGCATCCCGCCATCGTTGGCAGGAGGAGCAGCAGGGTTAGCGCCCTCACGTAATGACCGGTCGTCGGCCTTGGCTCGTTTCTGGACTTCATAGCCTTCAATCCCGATCCGTTCCTGCGTGCCACGGCTGATATCGTTTGACTTGGCCGTCTCCTTGGCCTGCTGGCGCAGCTCCCGGTTGTCCTCTCTGGCTTCCGAACCACCGCGCCAATACAAGAGACCGGCAATAGTCATAAGGGCGATAAATAGCCACACATGACGATTCAGTAACCATGGCATGTACGCACCTATCTACGAGGTAACGGCGTGAAGTAGAGGCTTAGCCAATTCCCAAACCAGCGGAACCAACCACAGAGCAAGTCCCACTATTGCCGCACCAACTAGGCCGGCGAAGATCAAGCAAGCGGTGAATGCACCATCAAGCCCAGATCCGTACATATCAAGACTCCTTTAGATGGCCACTCGACTCAACAACTCAGTAATGCGGCGATGGGCGGCGTAGACGCGAGCCCCCTGCTCATGCACTGCCTGGGCAACGAGACTGCGAGCCGGTTCAGGCGCGTCTCCCTTACATGTCGATTCGTTCAAGCAAGGGACAAGAATCGGAGCAAGCGCCTGTTCCAGCCTCGAAATTTCATAGTCAAGCTGGGCAAGCTGTGAATCAGTACAGACAATCCGGTCTCGCACACTGTCTTTCTCAAATTCAGCAGGCTTGGCATCGCCGCCAGTAGACTGAAGAGCCATAGAGTTCTCCTTTCAGATTTTTGCCCACTGTTTGGGGCTGAATGCCAGCGCGTAGGAAATGCAGAAGTGAACGATCGGTCCTGCGTAGACCGCGCTCACCACGCTCACCAGCTGGCCACTTTCATTGAACACACCCGCGCCTGAGTCTCCCCGGCCGCAGGTGATGTCCAGAACCATTGCGCCGCCGTACCACCCAGCCATGTAGCCGTAGCGGTACAGCTGATCGAACCCATCAACATTGCCCACGAACGAAATGGCGTCACCCTTCTTCGGGGTCGGGCCACGCTGAGCCCACTCGGGGAAGCGCTTGTCCACCCACAACAGGGCATGGTCTCGAGCGTCGGTCTCGATGCGCCGAACCGTCACCCGCTTGTCGCCGATGTAAACAACCGTGTCCGCATCGCCAACGCAGTGCTTGGCGGTCAGCAGCACATCCTTTGCGATGGCTGTTGCGCTACATAGGCCGCCGTCCTGCGTCCCGATGCGGTAGGTGTACCGCTCAACTGACGGGCGCGCTCCTGCGCAACCAGCCAGTGAGGCCAGTAAAAGGACGGCCAGGATGCGCATTACTTGCCCTCGCAGAGGTTCCGTTCAGCAGCTCGACGGTTAACCAGTCCCTTGACTCGCTTGCCTCCTGCGTAAACCCATTTGTCCAACTCGACGCACCATGCAGGGCCGCGCTCACCACTATTGATGCGGCGGACCAGAGTCGACTTGCAGGCGGCGCCCACGCCGACGTTGTAGGTCCAGCTCAGGATCGCAGCCCATTCCCGCTCGCGCATCGGCTGCTTGATGCACTGGCTAATCCCGGCAAGATAGCTGCCAAGCCGACTGTTCAGCTGTTCGGCGCATTCCTGTTCGGTGTAGTGCTTCTTGGTTGGGCGGCCGGTATCCCCGTAGCAGTAGGTGGCAACGCCAACCATGTCTACGTACGGAGTGGGCGAATAGCCCTCCCACGGCTTGACCAGCGCCAGCGTCAGCGCCAGCACGCCAGCAGCCGAGCCGCCGATGATCTTGCCCTTCATTTCGCCCGAGCCTCTTTGCGCCACTTCCAGATGAGGTATCCGATCTGTGCGGCCAGGTAGATCAGGGTTGCCGCGCCTACGAGGAATGTCATGTCGATGGCCCCGCCCACTGACGCAGCCACGACCGCCAGCGGCGGTGCACTCTTGGCCGCAGCTGCGCCAGCCGCGTTAACCATCTCTTGATTCACACTCGATCCCCTGTTGCATTAAAAGGTGCCCAGCGCTGCGCAAGGCAGGCATCCACGGCTCTATGGTCCGGGGCTGGGCATGGAAAAGGTTGCTCCGGTCGAGCGCACATCTGCCGGAACCGATATCCGGCCTCAAGGCGTAGCGGCTATGCGGTCGACGGGAGCAATGAGGTTGCGGTGGCCGGTGCTGATCCCGGCTAGTGGGGCGGACCCCTCGCCCATCGCGTTTCCAGACGCTCAGGCTTGGCTGTCGGGCTGGAACCCGGCGCGAGCAGCTATTCCGCGCATTCACCGCAAAACTGTTACTTCTTCCGCTTCTTCGGAAGCTTGTAGACCTGGATCGGCTCGCTTGAGCCCGGATCCGTCTTGCATGTGGCGCGCACCGCGTCCTTCGCACTGAACCCATGGTGCATCAGCGCCATAGCCGCCGCGCTACCGCAGCCAATCGCTGCCAGGTCGTCCATAATCGGAAACTCCGGGAATCGCTCACATGCAATCCATACCGTTCCGTCCGGCTTGAGGATGACCAGCTCTGCGTCTTCAAACTCCGGCGCATCTCCCTGTCCGCCGCCGAGCAGCCAAGCAATCGCCGCGTAGGCTTTCGACCACGATCCGCAGCCGCCTACACAGCCGCCGCCCGGCAGCTCAAAAATCTTCTGTGCCCGGTGGATCGTCCCCGACGACAGCTGGGTGTCCGCCGCCATGACCCCATCCTTGACTGCGATGGTCGTCATGCCGCCCCCTCAAACATCGCCGCGTTAACACGGGATCGAGCCACCTCCCCATACTCCCGGTGGAACACCACCGCCTGCATGGTCCGGGCCGAGCGCCAGCCACCGTTGTTGGCGTACGCATCCTTCGCGGCCAGAGTGCTGAAGCTCTCCACCGAGCAGCCTGGGAATTCCTTCTTGCTTTCGTGGTGAATATGTCCCTGCCACCAGTATCGGTGCAGGCAGTCGCCCCAATCCTTTGCACGGTCTGCAGCCATCACGCCCGGAAGCTTCTCCGGCTTGCAGGTGTGCCCGTGGTGCATGCCAATCAGCACCTTGCCGAACCGGTGGTAATTGAACACTGACGGGTTAACGTCAACCGTAACCCGTGGTTCGCGCTCGTAGACCGTTGCAATCAAGCGGGCCAGCCACAGCGCACCAGTCTCATCATGATTTCCGACCACATTCACCACGTGGGCGAACTTGTGCTTTGAAAGTGCTGATTCGATGCACTGGCGCATTGTGGCCACCGCGACGTCGATCACCTTGGCGTACCGGCCATCAGCGTCCAGCATGTGACCGGAACGAGGGGTCTTCGCCTCCATGCTGTCGTAATGCAGCATGTCGCCCAAATTCACGACCAGCGCCGTTTCAGTCGCCGGAGCAGCATCCACCAGCGCTGCCATAGCCTCACAGTGAACACGCCGAGCGATCTGCAGGTCCCAATCCTCGCCAGTCTCGGCGCGCCATGAGGACATGCCAATGTGGGGGTCGCCGATGGGATACCCGACCATCAGGTCAGTTCGCCAGCAACCTCTGGCCTTGCGCGGGGCAACCTTGGGGAGATCCCCCGCCATGGCGTGAACGGCTGCCTCTAGGGCCTCCCGAACTCGCTCAGAATCCTGCGTGGTCTTGACCCACTGAGACTTTACAGACCCATCGTCTCCATACAGGGTCGAAGTGCCTTTGACCTGGAATCCTGGAGCCACCGGATGAACCATCTGGTGATCCGGCGACCAGCCGCCGCGAGCCGCAAGCACCGGGTCATCTTGGTCCTGCGGGCGCACAACGCCAAACTTGCCGCAGGCCTTACAGAAGCACCGACCTGTGCCGTTCTTCGTAGCTCCATCTGCTCCGCAACGAGGGCATTTCATTAGTCACCCGTGTCGGTTCGTGGGAGGTTTTTGTTGCTAAACAAATGCTGAAGCTGCGCGACCGTACCGGGTGTTGGCCGGTCGTCGTGGAGCATCCCCACCCCGCCCGCGTCCAGCAGCAGTGCGAAACATGCCATCGCGTGGGCTAGGTGGTGAACGCCCGAGTCCTCGGCGCACTCCTCACCATCCCAGTAGGCATCGAGGTGGCGCTGGGCCGCCGCGACGTAAACCGAAATGCTGATCTTGGAATCTCGCCAGTTGTATGGGCCGTACTTCCGCGCCCCGTCAGCCAGTGCCAGTGCCAGGTAGTGCTTGGCACTCGGTGGTACGAGATGCAGGGGAACCTTGGCCGCCCCAATCGCCGTCTTGGGGTTGTTGTCGGGATAGGCCATGGTCTGCTCCAACGAAAACGCCCCAGCGGGTGCCGGGGCGTGGGTCGTGCGCGATGATAGGAAGTTATGCGACTTGAAGTGGAGCGCGCAACTCCACTGTCAGCCGATATTTATTGTAGGCAGCCACCTTCGCTTTTTTCTGAGCAGACTCCCAGGTCTCTTGCTTCTTCCTAACGGCAATGCGGGTGTCTTCGTCGGTCACGTCCTTTAGGTCGATTCCGCCAATTGCATCCATGACCTTCTCGATCAGTGCGTGCAGAGAATCCTTTGCCTCTTGTCCCCACTCCAGCCGAAACCATTCGCCAGTGACCGAGTGATCCTTCAATGCCTCATGCATTGCTACCTCGGCGCTCCTGGCGGTCCGGCGACTACTGCAGCGGAACGCGATCACCCTACGAATTGGGATGGGGCATCCGGTTTGGACATGCCTCGCCCGCTTACCTGGGAACTCACTGATTCCAACCTTGATGTACATCGGGCCTTCGCCGTCCTTGGCGAACATGACATAGAGGCAGCACTCTTTCGGGTCAAGCTCTCGCATGATCCTTGCCGCTTCCACCTGCTCAAGGCGGCTCTCGCTGAAAATGAACATCAGGCGGCCTCCCTCCTCAGTGCCGCCTCAAGGGCGCGCCCAGCTTCCGCCTCAGCATCCCTCATCTTCACAAACAGCCACTCGTACACCCGCCTCCAACGCTTAGGGAAATCGGAAGGATCAACCTTGATGGCGGCGGCTCGCCATGCATCGAGGATCTTTGCTTCCCCGCTGCCATCGCAGTGCTTGCAAACAGAATTCTCTCCGCGATCCTTCCCGGTCCCATTGCAGGAAGTGCAGCGGTGCCCATGGATTTCACTGACAATGGCCCTGGCGATCAGCGGGAGCCGCTCAGCGGTATTGTTCGGCCAGCATTCACCACGAATCACCGCCAGCCGGGACCGGCATCGGTCAACCTCTGCTCGGGCTTCGGCACTCACCGAGTTACCACCCCACAGAATCGCGGCTTCGGCCAACTGAAGGTCAAGGCTAGCCTGCGACACACGCCGGGACTGCCGCGTCAGCTCGGGACCAACGGTAGCCATTACAGAATTCCGCAGCCCATTGGCCCGGATCGCAGCACCCCACGGCCACCAGCAAGCCTCAAGCACCTCGCGCCCCAACCCTGCAGGTACAAATGCCAGGGCCGCCGCAATGTCCTGATTGGTCAATTCAGCAATTCCACCGTGGCCGGTATCGAATTTGACCGTTGTCGGGTTCAACCTCGCCAGCTTCTCACGAACGTCCATCGCTCTTTACCCCCTGAGATAGGAATTCACGGACGAGCAGCGCGAAGGCCTCAAGGCCAATGTCTGCCGTGTATCGGAAGGAGTCCTTCCACTCTTGTCCGGCAGTCCATGCCTCGTTCAGCGGAACAACGAAACGCCAGCGGTCGTACAGGGTTCGGTTGGGGAGGCGGTAGGCCAAGCAGGGGATTGCGCCCCGCACGATTGCCGCCACCCTCGCCTGTTCCCACCATGGCCCCAGCGTGATGCGTGCTTGGTTCTTGCACTCGATCAGGTAGGGGCCGATCAGTTCCTCGATGTCTCCGTGCTGGGCCTGCTGGTACTGCTTGAGCTGGCGGGTAGCCTCGATTCCCAGGTATTCCCGCAGTAGGCCACACAGTTCCCGCTCGGCTCGAGCGCCCTTCGATCTGGAGTAGGAGCCGGTCATTCTTCCTCCACAACTCTTAGTGGAGCAGGCCATACCTGACGCCCTGCGTAGTCCTCCACCCTAAGCGTCCCGGGATTGCACTCGGCATTTGCCACTGCATCGGCGTCATCCCGCAGCAGCAGCGGATAGAAGCCTTCAGCTCGCCTGAAAATGTAGTGATTCACGCCGCCTCCCTGCACTCAGCATGGAGCGCATCGACCAGCTCGCCGAATCCGGCCTCACGCAGGTACTCGTCCTGCACCTCCTGCCATGCCTCGGTGCCGCGTGACTGGATATGCGGCAGAACGTCAGCAGTCCAGCAGCGGAAGTCCTTGGCGAACTTGAACGACGGGCCATAGACCTCGCGCATTTCGTCGTCACCCCAGAACATCACCGGGATACCGTCGTGGTGCCAGTCGCCCAGTGCCACTACTGCCCACTGGCCGATCTGCTTCTGGCCGTGGAGGTCGCCAATATTCCTGTGGTGGACTCGGGTATGCCCGCACTGTCCCGCCTTCTTACGCTGCATGCCGTGATCCACACGCCACCGGCACACGATGCAGCCCAGCGAACGGGCCGCGTCCTGGTATGCCTGCTCGATCTTGTTTGGCTTGCCAATTGCGCGCCTCATGACACGCCACCGGATTCACCCGCCCTGCTCCAGCCAGCCGTCCATGCAATCCCCGGCTTGCCGATGTAGGGGTTCTCGGAGATCGGCTTGCCGCAGAGCCTCGCTGAGTAGCCCTGATTGAACGGATAGGCGTACTCGGCTTTCGTCTTGTAGTCGGAGAAGTCCATCACTTGCCCTCCCCAGCGAGGTCGGCGCGGATGTAGTGGACGAAGCGGTCATTGCTGGCATCTGAGACAAAGTCTTTAATTGCCGTAACGTCGGCAACTGCACCGTTACGTCCAAGAAGAACCCACACCTCCTCCGGCCCAACCGGCTCGGAGACGATTGCGTACGTCAGATGCATCCAGTCCCAATCGGGATCCATGAAAGTTCCGTGATTCCTCCACTCCGACCGGCCGATGACGTGTTCGCGGTAGACAACCCTCCGCCCCTCAGCAGCAAGCCGCATGACCTCGGCCTTCCCCGCCGTAGTGCTGGTGTCGATCTGTTCGAGGTTCATGCTGCCTCTCTCCATTCGTGAACGTAGCAACACCCAATTACCTTTCCGCCATCCAGTAGCAGACACCTCGAAAATGGAACTAGCGCCATACGCAAACAGGTCAATCCAAAAGGTGTTTGCTTAGCCCACTTCTTAGTTACCTCGCCGTCAAAGTCACGGAGATAGACAACCTTTCGCCCGAATAGTCCTGCAATCCACTTTTCCATCACGCTGCCCTCTGCTTGTTCTGCGGCTCGGGGAACTCCAACCACACGCCAAGCCGCTGGTAATGGCGCTGGACTGATTCCAGGTATTGCGAAAGCTGCGGAGTGGTCATCAGCGACGTGACCGGGAACCACTCCATCAGGATCAACTTGTCTTCGTAGGCCATCGGCTTGACGGCCTTGTCGTACTTGGCGCGGAACTCGTCGTCCTCGGCGCGGAGGATCGGCACGCCCATGGTCAGCTTGCAGAAAGCCTTGACGCCCAATGCCGTGTCCTCGCGGGTCTCGCGGGCGACCTGCTCGTACCACGCGTGGGAAATCGCGTTCTGATCGAGGCTCCGCGCCTTCCCGTGCGTGATGCTCACCGTCAGGTACTTGCGGTCCTTGAACTGCTCGCGGAGCTGGCCGATGACCGACTGCAGGGAGACATCGGAGTTGACGATGATCTTCATTTCGCATCCTCTGGTGCGATGTACCGGTAATAGGCGCTAGATACGAACGCGCCCAACACCCAGGCACACCAATGCCCGTCTCCCAAGGCGGCTACCAACAGACCGGGGATGAGGGAGATGACGTACAAGAAAGTGAAGACAAGCGCCTTCATGCCGACACCTCCTGCAGGCTGTCCATCAGCTGCTGGAAGGTGAATCCGCTCGGGGCTGAGCCTTCGGGGAGGATTGGCTCTAGGTTTGAACTGGGGGGTGCGAACCTTCGCGCTCCATTGCGACCTAGACGCATGGGGCAGCGTTCACTACCCCACTCATCTGGCGCAACCCGAACTTCACAGCGCGGATCCCCTATGTCAGCCTCTGATATAAAGCCAACAACACGCCCTTCACTACCGGCCAGTTCGGGCCAGTTTTCTGAGCGAAGAATCCGCACCCTCTGCCCCACGAAGAACTTAGCCATCACCGCTTCCTCTTGATCTGCTCGTCTCGTTCGTCCCACCCAGCCAGCCACGCCTTGCGCAGCTCCAGCCCATCCAAGCCCATCGCGTAGAACGGCGGGCTACGCTCCTTGTGTGCGTCGCGCATCCACCGGCCTGACTGGCGGGCGCGCTCGAGTTCGTAGGGGGCCATCAGAAGTCCCTCCCGAGGTCGGCGAAGCGCATCGTTTCCTGCAGGAAGGCGACCTTCTTGAAGCCGGTCGGGCCGTGCCGGTTCTTCTCAATCAGCACTTCGGCCACGCCCTTGTCGGGCGAATCGCGGCTGTAAACTTCGTCGCGGTAGAGCATCACGATCTGATCGGCTTCACGGGTCAGTTCGTCGCTGTTGGCAAGATCACCAGCATTTGGCCGCTTGTCGGGACGGGCCTCGACGGCAGCCTTTACCTGGGCCAGCGCGACTACCGGAATGTTCAGGTCGCGCGCAAGGTTCTTCATGCCGATGGCAACCTCGGAGACCTCTTGGATTCGGTCGCGGCAGCCTGGAACCTTGATGCGCTGTGCATAGTCGATGTACAGGGCGCCGATACCGTGGCTGTGCTTCCACTTGCGGGCAATACCAATTAGCTCGTCCAACGTCACGGCGGAGCGGTCGTAGATCCATAGGTCGCGGGTCAGCGCCTTTGCCATACCCGACTGCATCCGGGACCAGTCCTCGTCCTCAAACTGACCTGACCGCAGACGCGATGCCGGGACGGAGGAAACCATCGACAGACGGCGCAGTGCCATCTGCACCGCAGGCTGCTCAGCGGAGATGATTCCCGGTCGGAAACCGGCGTTTGCTGCCGCCTCCACCAAACCGCCCAGGAAGGCCGTCTTGCCCATCGCAGGGCGACCCCCTACCACCGTCAGGTCGGAGTTGTGCAATCCGCCCAGAATGTCATCCAGAGCGCTCAGGCCGGTGGTGATGCCGGGGAGCTTCCCACCACTCGCATGAGCAGCCTCTACGGCGCGCCATGCCTGTTGCATCGCCTGCTTGCCGGTGTACTCGCACAGAGTCACCGTCGAATTGAGTTTCAGCAGCGCCGCAATCGCCTCATCGACCGCGCCATCCTCGCCAGCCTTTGCCGCCGACTGGAGATTCAGCGCGATGTTCATGGCCTCACGACGGCGCCAGTTCTCGCGGACGATCCCGGCGTAGACCATGACTTGGGACGAACCCGGCTGGGTAGCCGCCAAGCTGCAGGCGAATTCGAACAGGTCCGGGTTTGCCTCGCCCACCGTTACCGCATCGGCAGGCTCCCCGGCCAGCACGCGGTCGCGGATGATCGAGAACAATTCAGACCGGGCGCGACTGGTGAACTGTCCGGCGTCGAGGATTGTCTGGACATCGTGCAGCCGGTCATTGGCTTGCAGCAGCGAACCCAGCACAGCCTCTTCGGCGAAGGTCGGAGTGATGCTCACAGCTCCCTCCTCCCGCCGCCAGCCTGATGCAGCTGGACAACCTTTGTCGGCAGCTTCGCCCAGTTCTCGCGGATTGCCTCCATGAACGCAGCGTCCCAGTCGGCGTAGGTGTAACCCTTCGCCGTCGCTTTGGCCCGGAACGATTCCAGGTGCTGGTCAAGTCGGTCATGCCCTTTCTCGGCTGCCCACGCCTTCACTCGGTCGGAAACCGAGAAGCCGTTAGGCAGAGGGCTCTTCGAGGGTGCGCGCTTGCGCGGCTGCTCTTCTTTCTCTTTCTTCTCTTCTCTTCTCTTCTCTTCTCTGGTCCGCAATTTGTCCGCATCGCAAGCGGACTCTTTGCGGACGCTCCTCTTCCTGTCTGCATCCTGCGCGCGGCGTTTGGCAGAGGCTCCGTTATGCGTGTCAAACTCAGGCAGCACAAGGCTTTCGCCGTCTACATCAAGCCAGCGAACGGCAACCATGGCAGCCGAGAATCCGGGCCAGCGAAGAAGATCATCCAACGCTTCGGCGCTGTAGCCCTCCAGCTTTCCGTCAACTGAGTGCGCATCAAACAGACACCACACGGACATAAGTCCGCCGACAGTCCTAAGTGTGTCCGCTTTCAATGCGGACGAAATGCGGACAACCTTGGGATGCGTAAACAGGTCTGCTCGCATCTTGATCCAGTCCCCGGCCATTACGCGACCTCCCCAAGGTCAAGCTGCGGCGAAGGCATCCGCCGCTTCTCAGCACGCGCCATTTCGGCAGCGCGCAGAGAGTTGAAGTGCGCCAGTTCCCACTCGGTGAGCGGAGGGGCAGCCAGCAGTTCCTCGATGTTAGGAATGGGCAGGCCCTCCATGACCCTGGCGATGTGCTTCATCAGTGACGGCTCCGCAGGTACTCCTCACTGCAGCCGGAGCAGAAGCGGAACACGGCGCCATTGCTTGCTACATGGCACGGGTGTTCTTCGCACTCAGGGCAGATCGGGGTCGGGGCTACAGGGCGGTTAACGTGGGCCTCGATAGCCAGTTCACGTTCCGTGGTCTCGCGCTCGCTGGCGCGGTCGAATTCGTCGGCGCTCATGCAACTTTCCTCATGGTGTGGGAGGCGATCTGAGCGATCCGGTCCACTTCACGAGGGATCCCGGTGGCAACGCGCAGCGCCATCTGGAGGTCCCGGTACTGGCGGACAACGTTCCAGCCAGTAGCCGAGCAGAAACGGGCGAGCATCTTGCTGGTCATGGTTCGCTGGCCCTGCTTCATGAGGGTCAGGTAGACCTTGCTGATGCCCATCCGGGCAGCAATCTCGGCCTGAGTCAGGCCGCTGAGGACGATGCCAACAGCGATGGCGTCCTCCTCCGACTCGCACATACGAACAGTCTTCTCGTCAGCCATCCGGGGCTGGGGAAGGCTTGAAAGCACTGGGAATTCACGCTGGATTACGTCCGTTTTCATCCGTTCACTTCCGTTAACAAACTCGATTGGGCGAAAAAGAAGGCCCGCCCCACGAGGGAACGAGCCGAGAGAGAAATGGATCAGTTACGCAGCACGGGACCGCTCCTGTCCGGAGCGCTCCGCCAGGTCAACCAGTGCCCTACCCAAGGGGTAATTCGGGACCATCTGTCCATGGCGGATACGGTTGATGGTCGATTGGCCGACGCCGACCAAAGACCCAATGGCCTTCTCAGTCAGGCCGGACTCGCGGAGCATTTCGATGGCGGTTGAAGGGTCCATGAGCACCGATGCTATTCCGTTCCGAATTATCGTGCAAGGATTTCAATCCATTTCCGAATTTTTCCCGACGAACGGTATGCCGGATGATCCCGGTATGCATGACACCGATCTAATCCGTAACAACATCAAGCACCTGCTAAACATCCGTGGCCTTTCGGAGGCAGAGGCTGCTGACCGGGCGGGCATCAACCAGCCTTGGCTGAACCGCTTCCTCCGCAAGGACATCAAGAAGGCAAATCAGGAGAAGATGGCCCAGATCGCTAAGGCCCTCGGCGTTTCCGCTGCCGACCTTACTTATTCAGACTTGACTGGGCTGACGGACCAGCCTGCGTCTCAGCCCGTGGGATCGGAACGCGCCATAGTCGAAGCCGCAGTGAGATTGGTCAGGGAGCTAGAGGCAATGTCGCCGGAGCCCCTGCCCCAGGAGACCTACGGAGAGCGCCTGTACATCGCCATGAAGGTTATTCGCGATGAGGGCGCTGCAGGGATCTTGGACGAGATGGCGTTGATGCCAGCACTGCGCAGATTCGCGGCGGAGCTTCGCAAGACGGGGTGAGGACATGACGATCAGTGACGAGCGGTTGAAGGAACTGGCTACTGAGATGGCACAAGCAATGGGCATGAAGCCCAAGGAGCGCCGTGGTCCGACGCTCGTCCGTGGGGGCAAGGTCATTGCCTTCCAGCGCGCCGGGCTGGACGGAACCACTCGGGACGTGATCTACAGCCGTATCCGTGACCTGTCGCGCATGTACTGGCTGGCCTGGCTGGTACGTCAGGAGACGGGTCATGTCCGAGGGGTCATGGAGTGCCTGACCGACGACGAGCTACTTGCCTTGAAGGAAAAGATGGAACGCGCCCGGGAATGCCGGGTAGAGGGGATCGGCTTCGACGAGGCTGGTCTAGTGCGGGAACAGGTGATCTAACGAACAGGGGAAGTTGAAATGAGGAAAGTTCTATGGGCGGGCGCAATGGTGCTTGCCCCACTGTGTGCGATAGCAGCCCCGGGCGACCCAGCTTTCAACGAGGGCGATTGGTCTGCCTACGATGGGCAAAACAATGTGTCCGTACTTACAACTGATAAGTCTGAGTCTACCGGGCTCGGGCTGGTCTGCAGTAAAAGCACGGATATTTGCTCTTGGAACATCATGGGGGCACCGGACGCATGCCGTCCTGGGCATCGCACCCCAATCTTGCTTCTTGGAGAGGGTGTAGCTGCCGTCGGCTCAGAGATGGCATGCGACATTGTTGATCCGGAGGCATCCTCCTTTGAACTCAAGGACACCGACGCGATCACTGGTCTTGTTACAGCGTCTGAGAAGGTTACGGTAGCAATTCCAACCGATAGCGGATTCGACTTGGTGGAGTTCAAGACGCGCGGATTTGCAAAAGCTCTCGTCAAGGCCCATCGGGACAAGGGCACGCCCGCCAAGTAAGAATGAACGGTAGGTAGGACTTCTACCTACCGTTCGTCGGCTGACGCCAAGAAATATTCCGTTCCGTATTGACTGGCTATTCGGTTCCGAATATCGTTCTCCCAACGCCGCAGCACACCCACTCCCGGGGCGAGGCTAGGAGACGAGATGAGCCAGGAAGTCCTCACCGCATTCCACTTCGTCGCAGACACCCTCCGCGATGGCCGCCCGGTTCCGGCCGATGGTGAGCTGCTGATTCACGACGGAAAGGTCGAGCTTTGCGCTCAGGGCCTGCACGCGAGCATCGACCCGTATGACGCGCTGACCTACGCCCCCGGCAACGTTCTTTGCCTCGTGGAGTTGAGCGGCAACATTGTTCGCGGTGACGACAAGGTGGCCGCAAGCGAGCGCCGCATCATCAAGCGCATCGATGCCGAGCCGTTGATGCGCGAATACGCCCGCTGGTGCGCGCTGCAGGTCGTTGAACTGTGGGATGCGCCGGAAGTGGTTCGTCAGTATCTGACGACAGGCGATGAGTCGCTCCGGGTCGCCGCACGGGACGCCGCAGGGGACGCCGCATGGGTCGCCGCACGGGACGCCGCAGGGGACGCCGCATGGGCCGCCGCATGGGACGCCGCATGGGACGCCGCACGGGACGCCGCATGGGACGCCGCATGGGACGCCGCACGGGCCGCCGCAGGGGCCGCCGCAGGGGACGCCGCATGGGACGCCGCATGGGACGCCGCATGGGTCGCCGCATGGGTCGCCGCACGGGACGCCGCAGGGGACGCCCAGCGTGCGCGCTTCAACAAGATGGTTCGCGGCGCTTTCGGCCTTCCTCTGGAAGGTTCGTTGACCGGCAAGGCGGAGGGCTGAGCCATGGCCTTCTTGAATCCCGCCCACGCCGAAGTGACCTACGACGGGCGCGTGTATCCATCCCCCGCCCTGCAGGACCGCACTGCCGAGGCGGTTGAGTGGCTGACCACTTCACCGAGCCTGATGAGCGAGCTGGTGCTGACTGAACCAGAACTTGCCGCGATGTCTTCGGCGATGAAGTCGGACGACGCGATTGAGTTCCTGCGCCTGTACCGCGCTGCGATGGACCGTCACGTTGAGGACGAGCTGGACGAGTTGAAGGACCGGGCCGGTATCAAGTCCGATTTTGAGGCAGCTACTGAGCTTCGGAGCATCCACTCATGAGCGCTCAGATTGGTGTACTGGCGGCAATCGATGCGGCCATCGAAGGGATCCAAGGCGAGGACTATGCATGCCCAGATCTAGAAGACGCCTATGGCGCAGTCGTAGATCTGATCGAGGCGGTTGAGGCATACGCCAAAGCCGAGGCCGCTCTGGCTAATCGAGAAATCGAAGGCATGAACGCAGAGAGCCTTGATCGCCTGCAGCCCCGAGTCCACGCCGCCCGTCTCGATCTCGAAAACGCCCTCGCCCGCGTCAAAGGAGCCTGAAATGGTCATCCAGTTCCCAGTACAGACCGACTTCCAGCTGCACATGCTGCAGAGCATCCGCGCCCACTGCGCTCGCAACGGGCTGGATCGCCGGAAGGCTGAGCGCGACTTCATGGCCGCTGGCTGCACGAAGCAGGCGCAGAACGAGCTGTGGGAGTCGACCCGTCAACACAACCTGGGCCATGGGCCGAAGGGGGCTGCGTGATCGGAACCCAACAGATAGACAAGCCATCGATTGGCGAGCTGCGTCATCTCGCACACGAGTGGGCAAATCGGGCTGCACTGGCTGCAGCAGGACATGCAAGAGGTCTTGGCTGGCGCGCAGTGAAAGAGCGAGCCGAGAACAGAGATAGGGCCAAGAAGACGTTCCTATCTGCGCTAGAAAAGGTGATGGCCCCATGACCCGCTTCCTCCGTTCCCCCTACGCCCCTCTGGCAGCAATGGCGCTGATCGCGGCCTACCTGCTGCTGAAACTAACCCTGATCGTTAATGGAGTTGTGTCGTGAGCTACGACAAATCTGACTACTACGCGGAGTGCGTGGATATCGCAGCTGATGAAGTCGGGCTGAAGCTGACAGCTGAGCAGGCCAAGTACATCGGCGAAGCCGTGGAGGGCGCTGTGGAGAACGTTGGTATGGCCTTCTATTCACCGCCAGCGTCTGAGCGATACGAACAGATCGAGCGCGAGTGGGAGGCCAAATACAAGGCGCTCCAGAAGGAGTTTGAGAAGTATCAGGGCAATGCGGAGACAGCGGTAAAGATTGCCCTTCGGCAGAGTCGCGACACCAACGTATCAATCGGCGAGCACGGCGAGGTTATCCGCTACGACGGACGGAGCGACCGCATCCAATGACCACTTTCGCCAACCTGGCATCTGATTTCGACCGCCTCTTCCCCGCCATCCCGAAGCCCGATCCGCTGTGTGGCGGAAGTGCAGAACGGTGGTGCCTTCGCTGCTTCCACGAAGTAGACGCCGACGAGACGAACCATGGCCCTTGCGCACAGGGGGATTGCGATGAGTAAGCACACGCCGGGGCCGTGGGTGGTAACCCCGCATCCAGATCAGAACGTGGATGTGTTCGCCGTCGGCGAGGTTACGGACGAAGCTTTCCAGTACGGGCTTTCGCACACCATTTGCTACCAGAACGCGGAAGCCAACGCCCGCCTGATCGCCGCCGCGCCGGAGCTTCTGGAAGCGTTGACCAGGCTAGAAGCCGAACTGGTTGAGGACAAGTACGGCGAAGGCTACGAGCCATTGCAAGGCGAGAACATGGCGCTAGCACGATCCGCCATCGCCAAAGCCACTGGAGAAGCCTGATGCGCACCCACTACCTGGTACTGGCTTCGTGCGTTGCTGCTCTGCTGGTGTGCGTGTTGCTGGCATGGGTCAGCAAGCAGATTGAACGCTACGACCTGACTTTCATCTTCTGCGGGCTGGCGATATCGGCCGTCCTGTTCGGCGCCGACGAGCTGCACATCATCCGCAGGAAGCGCAAAGACCGATTCAAGCAGCCGCCGCTCACCACCGAGCGGGGCTGAGTTCTACGGAGGGAATGCGGAGTGGTGATCCGCAGTGTGCGAACGAAGGCTGAGTAACCCGTCCTCCGCAAGAGGAACGGGCTTCCGGGTCGGGGACGACCGCTTAGAAAACATCGTCTAGTGGCTCAGCGGGAACCATAAGAACCGTGCGCGCAGTTCGTACATGCAGAAGCCGGAACCACACCACCGGCCCCTCCACCCAACCCCCGCCGTGTCGCTCAAAAGCGCTGGCACCCACATAGAGGCAGACATGGCCGAGTACGACCCCGCGCCCACCGGCGACGAAGAAATCGAACAGGCATATCAGGAGAAGTACGGATGAGCGTTCATAAGAAACTGATGGAAGCCCGTATCAAGCTGGCCGGCTCCGATCTAAAGAAGACCGGAGAGAACAAGTTTGCTGGGTACAAGTACTTCGAACTGGGCGATTTCCTGCCGACTGCTCAGGCAATTTTCAATGAGTTGGGACTGTGCGGGATTGTTTCGTTCACCAGGGACATCGCCACACTGACGATCACCTGTGTGGATGGCGGTGGCGAGTTGTCACTCACCTCTCCGATGGGATCAGCTGCACTCAAGGGCTGCCATGAAGTGCAGAACATCGGCGCCGTGGAAACCTATCAGCGTCGCTACCTGTGGGTGTCGGCCTTTGAGATTGTTGAACATGACGCCTTGGATGCCACTACGGGTAAGTCTGCTCCTGTGAAGAAGGTGACGCCGACTGATGGCGCCTGGGATTCCATGAGCGAAGAGGCGCAGGCATGGCTGCAGGATCACGCAGATCACATCATTTCTCTCGGCGCAGACCGTGCAGAAGACATTTCCGAATACCTCACGTCGCTCAACTTGGCGTCAGAGGAAAAGATCGCACTTTGGACCCGTCTGGATAGCAAGATCCGCGCGGCCATCAAGAAGCAGGGAGAGAAGAAGTGAGCGACGTGAAATTCATTGGCGGCCTGAACTTTAAGGCCAAGAACCCGAACGCCCCGGACTATGTGATCTGCAAGGGCTCGATCAAGCGCGCCGACCTGATTGCATGGCTCAACAGCGAGCAAGGCGACTGGATCAACTTCGACGTGAAGGAGTCGAAGGGCGGCAAGTTCTACGCAGCAGTGGACGACTGGAAGCCGAACCAGGGTGGCGGCACCAGCTCCCGCAAGGGCGGTCAGGAGCAGCGCGAGCGGCCGCAGCGGGCTACGGAGAATGCGCCGCGCGATGAATTCGCCGACGACGATATTCCATTCGTGACCATGCAGGGGGGCTGGTGATGAATCCCATGGTGGAAGCGGCATTGAATACGGTGGAAGTGATCGAGTCTAAGAACTCCGAGCTATCGGCAGAGGTAGCCCGCCTGCGCGCTGAGGTGGAGGGGCTGCGGGATGCACTCGCACCGTTCGCAGAGTTTGCGCTGATCCGTACAGCAGCCGGAAAGACCTCGCCAAAAAAGGGCGCCGTCTATTCAGTGCATACACGCTTGGGTGAGGCGGAAATCACCGCTGAGGATTTTGAGGCTGCATTCAACGCAATGGGAGAAGGGAAATGACCACCGACAAGACCCCCGCCACCCTGGCTGTCGATGTGCTGGCGGCGCTTGATGCACTGTGGCTTGGCGGCCTGACGCCTGCTGAGTTCATTGAGGTCCGTTCCGCGATTGTGGATCTCCTCTCGACTGAGCATTTCGACACAAGCGATGGATCTGTACTCATGCAGGCTTTGCTTGACCCTAAGAACCAGCCAAGCCAGTTCGGCACGGTTCCGGTCGAGTACTTGGAGCGGAGCGAATCTCTGATCGATGGCCTCCTTCTCCAGTTCAAGAAGACTGGGTGCAGCTGCACCTGCCCTGACGCCGAGTGCTGCGGCTTTGCTCGCGCCGAGACTTACATGGCCGCCCGCGTCAAAGGAGAATCAGCATGAGCAACGACAAGACCCTGGCGACCGTGAAGCACGGCGGATGCGTGCAGTTGGGCACGTCGGAGCGCGAGCGGTTTGAGGCGTACGCTCGCCAGGATCCTCGATACTTCAATGTCGCGCGCTCGGGTGAGGGCTATTACTACCCAGCCACTCAGGACGCATGGGCCTCATGGCAAGCGGCCCTCTCCGTCATTCTTTCCACTGGCGGGCAGGATGCGTTGAAGGCGCTGGTAGCGAACTGGCGAGGGTATGCCGACAAGCACGAGTTGAACGCCCTTGAAGCCGACAGCATCGGTGACATGCCGGACACCGTCAGCAGGCTCGAAACGACGTCCAAAGTTTTCCGGCAGGCGGCAGTAGAGCTTGAAACCGCCCTCTCCGCCCAGCCCTCCCCGGGTGGTCAGGATGCGCGTGCGCAGTTCGAGGAGTATCGGGGCGGCGATTGCGAGCGTGACGCGCAGGGCTACTACACGAACGCTCGCACCGCTCAGGATTGGGCGATGTGGCAAGCAGCCCTCGCCGCCCGCCAGCCGGTGTGCCCAACCGTAAAGGATTCGTTGACCGTTGGCGGTGGGCAGCCGGTGGCGTGGCTTGTCCATTGGTCCGATATGCCGATGGAATCGCCCGAGGTGACAAGAAGCGCATCTCGCATCGCGGAGGTGAGTGCGCTGACCAACCCTCCGCGCATCATGCCGCTCTACGCCGCCCCGACCGCGCAGAAGTCCGCGCAGGCCGTGGACCTGGGGCCGTCAATTCCTTCGGAGCTGGCCACTGTCGCTGCAGCGCTAAAGCGGTTCGATGAGTGCGCGGAGGACAGCGGCAGCGAGGGCTGCGACATTGGCCGCGCCTGGTTCGATGCGCTGACCACTATGGGGTTGCTGAGGCGCACACAGCGCTCTCCCGCCGTATGGACGATGACAGCGGAAGGCGAGCGCCTGCTGGCCCTGATCGACAGTCAGGCGGTGGGCAAATGATCCGCCGCCTACTGTGCGCGATCCGTGGCCACGCCGGAATCGACAACAACGGACACTGCAAGAAGTGCCGCGCCGAAGTTGACTGCCTCCCGCGCAAGTGGAAGAAGGCTGCGACTGAGCGGTCGGTTCGAGCTGTGCGCGATCTCCTGCGCAGGACCGGAGGGACCAATGGCTGACCAGCTGCTCACCACCGCGCAGGAGGACCGCATGACCTGGAAGCCGATCAGCAGCGCGCCGAGGGATGGCGGCAAGCAATTCCTAGCATACGACTCGTTTGGGTTCGTAGCCGTGTGCACATTCATAGATGGCGTCCTGTGTGTTGCTTGGGATGGATCACCTTTCACAGATGCAGAGATATGGCAGCCAATTGTTGAGCCGGACGAGGGTGATTTCCAGCTCAACCCGACAGCCAAGGCAATCCGCAAACTGACGAAGGAGACCGACGATGGACGTTGAGCAGAGGGTGCGGGAAATGTTGGCCCATGTATTTTCATGCGACCCGGAAGAACTGTCCAAGGACGAGGTAAGGGCCGCCCGGGCGGTTCTCGCCTACCAGGCTGCCCTCACGCCGCCCGAGGGCTACGTGCTTGTTCCGGTGGAAACCCAGAAGGATGCCGAGCGGTTCCAGTGGCTCAAAAAGTGCTCGAGGGAGCAGTACCTGTTGGCTCGCGGAATGTTCGGGCTCGCAGACGATGTAATCGATACCGTTATCCGCGATGAAGCCAAGGAGGCATCCAATGGTAAGTAAGCCGTTCGTTGCTGGGTGGGCGCTGATGGTGATCGCCGCGTGTGGAAATTGCCCATGGTGGGCCAATGCCGTTATAGGTGGGTTCGGCCTATTGGTCGTACTTAGCACCTACACCAATGAGGAGGTGCCGGATGGGCGCGGCTGAGAAGTTGATGACCCTGGCGCAGGCGGCTGAACACTGTGCCTGCCATCCTCGGACCCTTCGCCGAGCCATCGACATTGGCGAACTAGCCGCCTGCCGGCTGGGGCAGGGGAAAAAGTCAGATCGAATCCATCCCGTTGACCTGGCCGTGTGGCTGGGCAAGTGCAAGGTAAAGACCCAATGCCAGTCACCAAGCGTGCCAATGGCCACTATCAAGTTACAGTCGGACACGGTGGAAGAACGCATCGCAAGACTTCTCGACTCTGGTCGTTCAAGGACGCGAAAGAGTACGAACGCAAGTACCTCACCGCGCTCAAGGACACTGCGGCTGGTCGAGAACTAGAGCGACTGATCTCCGAAGGGGTGGAGAAGTTCCTTACGGATCACGTCCCGCGCTTACAGTCAAAGACCAAGACGATGGCCCATATCCGTGCGCTGATGCCCTACTTATCAGGCAGAAAGATGAGGGAGGTCGCCCAGGTCTGGGCAGAGATCAAGGCGGCGGAGATTGGGAAGGCTCCGGCTACAGTGAACCACAAGGGCCGCATCCTACGGCAGATCAGTAGGATGGCGTGGCGCGAGTGGGGATGGTTGGAACGGCCAGCCGCGATTGGGCTGCTGCCGGAGAAGCCGCGTGAGACGTTCCTGACCACCGAACAGGTGGAGGCATTGGCGCGGGCTTGCCCCAACGCTGCGGCAGGGGACTACGTGCGGCTGGCGGCCTATACGGGGATTCGGCGCGGCCACCTGTTGCGCCTGACAGCCCACGACGTGCGTGGCGGGTTCATCCACCTAGATCGAACCAGCAAGACGCGGACGCTACAGTTGGTGCCGCTGCATCCAAGGGTCACAGGGATCGCGGAGCGGCTACCGCTGGGGGCCTCAGACGATCAAGTGCGGGATTCGTGGTCCAAGGCGCGCGAGGCGTGCGGCTTGCAACACGTCCGCTGGCACGATCTGAGGCACACCTGTGCGTCGTGGTTGGTGCAGGCCGGTGTACCCCTGCACACGGTGTCGGAGGTGCTTGGGCATAGCTCCATGGCGATGACGCGGCGCTATGCTCACCTGTCGCCGGAACACCTGTCAGACGCTATCCGAAAGATGGCCTGATCCTGTGCATTTGTTGTGCACCGAACAATGCAGAATCATCAAAATTGTTCGTTAGCAGTCAATTGCCAATCAATAACTTAGCCGCACTCGTGTGACTTAAAATCCGCCGGGGGCAACCCCATGCCGGTTCGATCCCGGCTCCGGGCACCAAGGGCTTAGGGCGGATATCCACAGGTGAGCCAAAACACGGCTGTGCAGTTTTTGTGCATCGGTCACTCAG